AGAAGCACCTGTTTCATCAACGACACAGGAAACTCAACAAACAACACAATCTTGGAAAGATGTTATTTCTGAAGAATATAGAAATGATCCTAATATTTCTAAATTTACAGAGATAGATGCTTTGGCAAAAAGTTATATCAATGCAACAAAGATGATAGGTCAAGATAAAATGATTGTGCCTAATAAAAACTTTACTGATGATCAGTGGCAAGAAGCTTACGCAAAAATGGGAAGACCTGAATCTGCAGATAAGTATAATTTAAAAATAGATTCACAGGCAGTGCAAGTAGATGAATCAGCTATGAAACAGTTTGCTGAAAACGCACATAAGCTTGGATTAAATAATCAGCAAGCTCAAGGTATTCTTGAATTTTATAAATCAAATTTAGAAACAGATGCACAGCAAGCTAGAGTAGATACAGAAACTGCACAAGTTAAAGCTGAACAAGAACTTAGAAAAGAATGGGGAAGAGACTTTGAATCTAAAGTTCAAGCAGCGGGAGCTATAGCTAAAGCAAACATTGGTGAAGAAATATTAGATCTTGAATTAAGAGATGGTACTCGAATAGGTGATCATCCTGCAATTATAAAAGGTTTTTCTAAAATCGCTGGTATGATTTCTGAAGACACTATGGTTCAACCTGATACGGATGTTCAGGATACTGCCTTTGATCTTGAAGAAGAAATATCAACTATTATAAATAATACTGATGGACCATACTGGAACAAACAACATCCAGAGCATGATAAAATGGTGCAAAGAGTTTATACATTAAGGGAAATGTTAAATAATGCAAAACCTGAATGATAAAGAAATCAGATTAGAAATCCTCAGAATCGTTAAAGAAACTGGTTCTGAGGAGCAAAAAAAAGATCCCTTGCCAATTGCTAAGAAATATTATAAATGGGTAAATAGTGGGACAATCCGAAAGGACCTTACTGACAAGAAGGATTAGACTTCTAGTCTAAAAGACTTTAAATCCAAGAGAAGCCTGTCAACCGACAGATAACATTATCTGATAAATTTAATTAAACTTATAAGAGGAGACAAATATGTCATCACAAATAACAACAGCTTTTGTACAGCAGTATTCTGCAAACGTACAATTGCTATCTCAACAAATGGGATCGTTATTACGAGACAAAGTCAGAGTCGAATCTGTGGTTGGGAAAAATGCTTTCTTCGACCAAGTAGGTTCTGTAACTGCAGTTCAAAAAACTAGCAGACATTCAGACACTCCACAAATTGATACACCTCACGCAAGACGTAGAGTATCACTTTCGGACTATGAATTTGCAGACCTTATCGACAATCAAGATAAAGTTCGTATGCTTATCGATCCAACTTCTACCTATGCTCAAGCGGCAGCTTACGCTATCGGAAGAGCTATGGATGATGTGATCATATCTGCTGCACTAGGAACTGCGTTCACTGGTGAAACAGGCTCTACAAGTACATCAAATGCGAATACAATCGCACACGGATCTGCGGGTTTAACTATTGCTAAATTAAGAACTGCAAAACAGACTCTTGATTTAAACAGTGTTGATCCTTCAATCCCAAGATATATTATTGTAGGACCAAAACAGATCACTGATCTATTAGGGACAACTGAGGTAACTAGCTCAGATTTCAACACTGTCAAAGCATTGGCAAATGGTGAAATCAACTCGTTCCTTGGTTTTAATTTTATTGTATCAAACAGACTATCACTAGATGGAACAACTAGATCTTGTATCGCTTATGCACAAGATGGTATTGCTCTTGCCGTAGGTAAAGACGTTACCGCTAGAATAGATGAGAGAAGCGACAAATCGTATGCTACTCAAGTTTATTACTGTGCAACTTTCGGTGCTACAAGAATGGAAGAAGACAAAGTAGTGGAAGTCCAAGCTACAGAATCGTAATAGGAGGAAATTATGGCGAATGTAAATACTGACTTAGTAACAAACTTCGTAGCTACTCCTATGGTAAAAAACGATAGCCAACAGTTACATGGTGTAAAACGTGTTGCTCAAGGTACTATCGCTTTAGCTGCTGGTGATTTATCAGCAACTGATACTGTAATGTTAGCTCCGATACCAACAAATGCGAGTGTAACCTCAATCAAATTATTTAACGATGATTTAGATTCTGGTACTACTAATACTTGCGATGTCGGCTTATATACTACAGCAATAGCTGCAGTAGATGACGATGCGTATGCTTCTGCAATAACAGACCTAAGAGGTGCTGTTACAACAGGAACTGAAGTAGCATTTGAAGCTAGAAACATAAACAAAATGGGACAGAAAGTCTGGGAAGATGCTGGACAATCTTCTGACCCAGGTGGTTATTACTACATTGGTTTACTTTTTGATGCAGCAGGTGATACTGCTGGTGATTTAAGTTTTATCATCGAATACGTAGTAGATTAATCATTCTACGAGATAGAGGGGATATTTCCCCTCTATCTTTTTTTTTAAAACTATTTTATAAGAACTTATGGCATCAATAGTGGACATTTGTAACGGAGCATTAAATCAGTTGGGAGCATCAACGATACTTTCTTTAACTGAAGACTCTAAAAATGCCAGACTATGTAATGCTAGATATACGCAAGTAAGAGATTCACTTTTCAGATCACACCCTTGGAATTGTTTACAAAAAAGAGTTCAACTCGCTGCAGATACAACTGCTCCAGCTTGGGGATTTACATCTGCTTATACATTACCAGCAGACTGTTTAAGGCTCTTAAGAATATTAGATTATGATTCAAATCATAAAGTAGAGGGTAGAAAAATACTTACAAATAATTCATCTATGAAAATTTTATATGTTTCAAGGATTGAAGATCCTAATGAATACGATGAGTTATTAAGAGAAACAATATCTGCAGCATTAGCAGCAGACATAGCTTATGCAGTTACATCATCAAATCCAGTATCATTAAATATGTATAATCTTTATCAAACTAAACTAAAGGATGCTAGATTTGTTGATGCAACAGAAGGTCAAAATACTTCTCAAGAAGATGGTATGGCAGATGTTGTAGATGCAAATGATTTTTTAAGTTCGAGGTTCTAAAATGGCTAGAGTTGCTGTTCAACTGACTGACTTCACAGCAGGTGAATTTTCACCTAGACTAGATGGTCGTAATGATTTAGCTAAATATTCTTCAGCTTGTAAAAGATTAGAAAATTTTGTCGTGTTTCCACATGGCTCAGTTGTAAGAAGACCAGGAACATCATTTATAGCAGAGGTTGCCGACAGCGATAACAAAACAAGATTAATACCTTTTGAATTTTCAACAACACAAACTTATATGCTTGAATTTTCAAATTTAAAAATGAGAGTGTACAAAGATAAAGGTGCTGTGCTTGAAGGAGATAAAACTATAACTGGAATCACACAAGCTAATCCTGCTGTCGTAACAGCTAGTTCACATGGTTATTCTAATGGTGATGAAGTATCAATTAGTAGCGTTTCTGGCATGACTGAAGTTAATGGTAAAAGATTTTTAATTGCAAACAAAACTACCAATACATTTGAACTACAAGACAAAGATGGTGTTAATATAAACAGTACATCATTTACTGCTTATGCTTCAGGCGGTGTATCAAATAAAGTTTTTGAATTAACAACACCTTATACGACTGCACAACTTTTTGATTTAAAATTTGCTCAAAGTGCTGATGTTATGTACATTACACATCCTGAACATGAAGTAGAAAAATTATCTCGTACTGGTCATACATCTTGGACTTTGACTGATGTTGATTTTACAAAAGGACCAATGCAGGATCTTAATACTACAGATACAACATTAAATCCTGGTCAAGCAGGAGTAGGTACAGGTGTAGCTTTAGTTGCCTCTGCAGTTACGGGTATCAATGGCGGTTCTGGTTTTCAATCCACTGACGTTGGCAGATTTGTTTTTTTAAATTCAGGTTACGCAAAAATAACTGCTGTTGCAGATACAACAAATGCAACAATCACAATTATAACAGCTTTAGATAGTGCAAGTGCCACAGCAAATTGGAGACTAGGTGCTTTTTCAGATACTACGGGTCATCCTTCTTGCGTAACTTTCTTTGAACAAAGATTGGTATTTGCAGGAACTTCAGAGCAACCTCAAACGATATTTTTTTCTAAATCAGGTGATTATGAAAATATGGATGCAAATATTGGAGGTACAATAGCAGACAGTGATGCTATTATTTACACGATTGCATCTAATCAAGTTAATGCAATTAGATTTATGACTGCCACAAGAACATTAATTATTGGAACAGCAGGTGGTGAGTTTACTGTATCAGGAGGTGGTACAGATGTTGCAATAACACCAACTAATATATTAATTAAAAAACAATCAAATCATGGTGCAGCAAATGTTGATTCAATATCG